ATGGCAAAAGATAAGTCTAGCCATAAATTAAAAGAAGGTATAGGTAAAGAACATAGAGCAAATTGGAGTGTAGCAAATGCTAATTCTCCATTTGAACTTTTAATGGATAAGTTTAACTCTTATAAAAAATTAATTCACAACGTTAATTCTTTTGGAGAAAAATGGGTAGAGCAGTATGTACGTGGCGGGAGAATATACACTTTGTTCAATCAGGCGGCTACCGCAACTGGCAGGTGGACTTGCGGGTCTTCTGGTAGAAAGAAAGAATACCCTAACCTTAGTCAAATACCTAAACCTCAAGAATATAGAAGTTGTTTCTTAGCTGATGATGGTAGAATAATGCTAACCTCAGATTATAAAAATCAAGAGGGTGTAATCATTATCTCTTTATCAAAAGATATGGAGATGAAAAAAATAACTGAGGAAAATGACCAGCACTCAGCATTAGGAACAAAGGCGTGGCGGGCAGTATACTGGAATAGATATAAAAATACTGGAGACGAAAAGTGGAAAATACTTGCAGAGACTTATGAAATGAATCAATCTTCCGAAGAAAAAAAGAAGGAGCGAGACAAGTTCAAAAATTCTGCGGGCTTATTTCCTGTTTTGTATGGCTGTAATGCTAATAAGGTAGCAGCAACTGCTCAGGTTACACAATCGGAAGGACAAATCATGATTGACGTAATAAAATCGCACGCTCCTTTAGCTCAAAAATTTCTTGATATAAAATCCTCAGAGGCTTCAACTTTAGGTTATGTAGTTCATAATGAAAGAAGTGGTTCTAGACGGTGGTTCACACCAGTTTTAGACCACTTAAAGTATGGGTTTCCATTAGACAAAACTAGTAGGATAGAAGCTGAAATGGAAGGCCGCAACACAGCGGTGCAAGGTACTGGAAGTGATGTTATGAAAGAAGCTATTGCTATGATAGAATGTTGGAATAAACTTTATCGTCAAGATATAAGATTTGTACTTTCAAACTATGATGAGTATGTCGCATCCTTTCCAATAGAGAAAGCTGAACAATATACTAAGGTTGTAGTTCATTTTATGAGAGTTGCTGCTCAGAATTATCTCATTCCAGAAATTTCAATGTTTTGCGAGGAAAAACTTGCTTTGTATTGGCAAAAGTAATATATTTGTGTATTAATTTACACAGATATGGAAAGAAAATGTTATGTTTATAGGCATATTAGACTTGACAAAAACCAAGTATTTTATGTTGGGGTTGGAACAAAAGAAAAAGAGGGTGAATTCCGTTACGTTAGAGCACATTCAAAAAACAGAAGTAAATTTTGGAAACGTGTAGCTACCAAAACCCCCTATGAAGTTGACATTATTTTAGACAACTTAACTCACAAAGAAGCTGATGAAAAAGAGAAGGAGTTTATTAAGTTATATAAACGAGTTGGTGATGGGGGAACTCTAACAAACCTTACTTTAGGTGGAGAAGGTTGGTTGGGGTGTAAACATACAGAAGAGCATAAAAAATATATAAGTGAAGTTAGTAAACGAAGAAGACTAACCGAGGAACAAAAACTTAGAGTTGGTGATTTTCATAGAGGGAAGAAATTATCTAGGGAACACTACTTAGCGTTTGCTTTTGTTAATAAGGGTAAGAAAGACTCTTCTAAAGTATTAGAAAAGAAACGACAAAATTGTAAGAAAAATCTCTTAGTACTAAATTCAGAAACTGGAATCTATTATGTATCTATATCTGAGACTGCCAGAGCGTTATGTATAAACAGAAGAAAATTATCAGATATGTTAAGACAACAAAATAAGTATAAAAACTACACTTCTTTACGAGTAATTTAGTAAAAACACCAAAAACATGGGAGAAATAAGAAAATTACCAAGATATAAAGGACACATTTTAGTTAGAACTCTAGCTGGTATAGAAATTGATAGAATATTAACTGCCCATAGATTAGATTATATACCCTCTTTAGAAAGAGAATTATTAGAAGCTATGCACAAGATTCAAAAACAGTCTTTAAAAATATCAGCAGCAGTTAGAAAATCAAGAAGACTAAAATGATTACACCAAAAGAAAAAGCAGAAGAACTGTATCAAACATACGGAGATATGTTATCGAAAGAGCATAACTTTAGGTCTATACAAGCAATTAAGAAGTGTGCTTTAATAACTATAGAAGAAGTTATTAATCATCTTAATAATTACCTTCCAGACAGCTACCCTTCACGTAAATTTTGTAGAGATGTTAAAACTGAATTAGAAAAATTATGAGAAAACTAATTAGTAATGGAACTTAAACAAGTAACACAATGGTTATTAGATAATGGTTATGCTCATGTAGTTAATGGTGAATCATTTGTATTAACTCAAAAGTTTATAAGTGAATTAGGATTAAGTGTACAACAAGTTCCTGTCACAACTATTAGAAGTAAAACACTATCTGGTGACCCAACTTTGGAAGAACTTAAAGAGGTGTGGACAGAGTTTAAGAACGATTGCTTACTTCCACATCGAGTAACAGCTACAGATGGTAGACAATATACCATATTACAATTCAGTAAAGGGGTAGCAAAGAGGTTATACAAAATAATTAGTGACCCTAAAATAGATTACAACAGATTAGTAGAATCAACTAAACACTATTATGCTACAGTAGCATACAAAGCATTATTAAGTAACTACATTGATAAAGATATATGGGTACATGAATACGAGAATTGGGGGAAAAAAGAAACCACTGTTACAGACGGCTCAAATAGGTGGGAAAGTGAGTAAATGGGGGTAATACAAAGAACTTTAGCTCAAAGTAGAGCTGGTCATACAGCTGGTGCAATGAACAGCATTCCAACTAATCTGCCTAAGTATAATGAATACTTATACGGATTAAGACAAGGAAGCTATATTAACTTAATTGCAGAAACTGCTGTTGGTAAAACCTCTCTTGGTAGGCATTTATACTTACACACCCCTTATGAAGAATACTTAAGAATTAATGACCCAACCCGATTAGATGTTTTGTTCTTAGACTTTAGTTTGGAGATTGCCGATACTATCAATTGCGCCAATGCTATTTCTAGAAAAGCTTACATAGATTATAACAAAGTAATACCCTTAGCTAAAATATTTGGTTGGGGAGATAACAGGTTAGATGAAGAAGAAACTGTATTAGTCAATAGTTACGAAGATTATTTTAAAGCCTTTCAAGAGAAGGTTATCGTAGTTGATGGAGAAGTTTCTCCTGAATTATTTCATAAAGTTTGTCTAGAAGCTGCAAAAAGAAACGGTAGATTTGAGAAGTCCGGCAACAGTATAGCAGACTGCTACAACTATACACCTAACAATCCTAACCTTTATGTTATAGGATTAATTGATACAGTAAACTTAGCAGAAGGCGAGGCAGTAAAACAAACAATGGATAAGTTGAGCAGGTATGCTGTATTGTTTAGAAATAAGTGTAACTTTACATTTATAGTCTTACAACAAATATCAGCAGAAATAGCTTCAACAGAACGGGGGAGGTTTAGTTCAACTGTACCTGTTTTAAGAGACGCTGAAGATAGCAGGCGTCCTGGGAAAGATAGTAACATAGTTATAGCTCTACATGAGCCTCTTCGGCATTTGTTGCCAGATAAAACAGTATTCAAAGGTTATGATATGATTCGTATGCAGGCTTGGTTACGAACTTTACACATTCTAAAGCATAGAGAAGGGGTTATGAACAAATACATTCCACTTAAAATGAGTGGAGCAGTTTCTTATTGGGAACAATTACCCTATGCTAAAGATATGACAGACGAACTTTACGACCAAGCTACTAAATATTAAATTACCAAAACACAATAAAACATTAAAAACAAAATAAATGCCCGCAACACAAATATTAATATTAGGCGATCAAGGTAATGGAAAATCAACCTCATGGGAAAGTGTAAATCACGAAGAAACCCTTGTAATAACTCCTAATGCTAAACCTTTTCCTTGGGAAGGTTCTTCAAAACAATATATAGTAGGTAAAAATAGGATTCAGACAAAAGAATTAGTTCAAGTTTTACCCGTTCTTGAAAAGATTAACAAAGAAATGCCGCATATTAAGAACATACTTATAGAAGATTTGAACCATTTCTATACAGCAAGAATTACCTCACCAAGTTTTATGTCTAGAACAGTGGGTAATGACGCTTTTGCTAAATGGAATGAAATGGCTGCTGATATAGCTAGAATAATTGCAATCGGAGATACTTTTAGAGATGATTTAAACATTGTATATCACGCTCACACCGAAATGCACGACACAGGAACAATTGGATTACTCTCTCCAGGGAAATTGTTAGACAAGGATATAAAACCAGCAGGATTTTTTACTTATGTACTACATTCAGTTATCATGAAATCTGACAAGAAGATTGACTACCTGTTCTTAACTAATCGAGATGGGGTATATGATGCTAAAAGTCCAAAAGGATGTTTTAAAGAACTGCTTATTCCCAATGACATGAATACTGTTATCAAAAGAATCAGAGAATATCAAGGAAACTAAAAAACCAATTATACAAAACAAAAAGAATGGATTATTCATTTTTAAACAATTTAACACCAAACAACAACATTCTAGGAAACTCTGCTGTTGGTGTCCAATCTTTTGAATCAAATACGTCAAATCCGTTACCTTGTTCTTCTTGGTCTTTGTTCTTAAACTCTAAATTAAAATGTTCGATTGCTTCTTGTGAAGGACAGACTTTACCATTAGCAAAGATTCTGATAGTTAAACCTTGTGGGTTTGTTTCTTTTGGTTGTGGTTTCTGCCGTTCTTCCTGAGCTTTTCGCTCAGAAGCCTTCAATTTACCCACTTCTTGAGGAAGAACCTTACCTTCTCGTTGCATAACTGAGATAGGAACATTCTCACTTCCCAGGTAATTACTGTTTTTTTCCTTTGAAGTCAGGGGAGGAGCATTTTGGTCATCGAATAGAAGACCCCTTCGTACATTTTTAGCACTCATTATTTGATAGACCCATCTGATTTACGTTTAAAACTTCTGTTAGCAGAAGAAGATACAACTCTTCGGTTAGATTTCCCATTAGAACCACCTTTACTAAGGGGTTTCTTATGGTCTATGTCCTTATTGTCGCCTTTAGAGACAGTACC